GACCGACCACGCCCATCACCCCAGAGCTGGCCCCGCCGAGTCCTCCGAACACGATGACCGCGAGGAGCCACGTCGGCAGGGATATTGACTTGCTGGCGAGGTCTGCGGTCGAGTTCATCAGGGCCTCCAGGGGTGCCGCGAGCCATCGACCCCGACGAGGGTTGCAGCGAGAGGACACAGCTCCCCGAGGGGACCGATGACCCGGGCATTCGTCATGCGGCCGAGTTCGACATCAGAAGACCGAGATCGCCTGAACGTAGAAGATCAGCGCGCAAATCTTGCCGTTCGCGTTCGAGTCACCCTGGGCGGTCCAGTAGGGGGTGTCCATGAACGGAATCGGTGCGCTCAGATTCTCGCTCGTCTGCGTGACAGAGGTGAAGTCGAATTCCTTGGTGTACTTTTCGCGGGTCTTGTCGGAGTCATCGTAGACGCGGACGGTCACCTTGCCGCTCGTGCTCTGGAGTGCGGCGAAGCAACCGACGATCTGGCAGCCGCCAATACCGTTACTGTCTCTGTTGATCGCAGCCGCAGCGCTCTCGCTGGTCGTGATGGTGTTGACGACCTCGCCGTCTACGTTGATGAAGAGGGGGAGCATTCGTGCCATTCGAGTCTCCAGGCTTGCTGACGGTGCTCGCGAGCCGTCAGGTGGGGGGCTATGCGGTCACGTCTACCACATGGACAGCGTAGAAGCCGACCAATCCGGTCGGGGAGGCCGAAGCAGATGCGTTGATGTACTCTCCCGAACGCCAGACGCCGATGCCGCCATTCGTGCCCTTGTCGGTCAGGTTCGAGTAGACCCCAGCGGTCGCGAGGTCGAGGCCGTCGATCAGGTTGTCGTAGCTCGTAGATGCTCCCGACCCGAACCCGATGTCGACCGTCCTGGTCGCTCCAGTCGTCTGCCCCGTTGTGATGAACACCAGGACATCCGTGATGATGAGGGATGTCGAATAGGTGTTCGTCAGCTGGAAGGTCCCAGCGGCCGAAGCGGACACCGCTAGCGCGCCCTGGAGCCACGTCCCCGCATACTTCGACATACGGTTCCGGGCGATCCCGTTCGCGAGGGCCGAGCCCTGGACCTTGATCTGCATCTTGCCTGTGGACGAGTCAACCTCCAGGGTCGAGTCGTCCGCGGCGCTGCTCTTGAGGGCCTTATCACCGACGCTCTGGCTGACGATCTCGCCACTAGATTCGACAATGGTCAGGTCGCCAATGTAGGAGGTGCCACCGGGCATGCTCAGTCCTTCCGCCGATCTCTGTCGGGCGTCTTGCGGTCAGCATCCTGCTTCGGCTTGCTGAGCCGGTCGGCCTCGCCGGTCGTGTCGATGATCCGCACGCCGTCGGGCCAGTGGTAGGTTCGCACCGTGACCGTCTGCTTGTCTAGGCTCAGTCGCATCGATCGAATTTGTCCAGGGTCCGCGTAGACTCCTGGGATCGAATACGCGACCACATCGCCGAGCTCGAAGCGCCAGGACGGATAGCCGTGGATTGCCTCTAGGACCCGCTGCGGTCGAGACTTGCTGGCCTCGATAAGAACAGCAACGTGCTCGAAGTCTGCCTGCGAGAAGTAGTCCCATCCCTTGAGCTTGACCTCATCGACGACGATCTGGTCCGTCGCCGAGCTGCTCTGCTCCGCGAGATCGGAGAGGGTGATCGAGCGCTCCTCCCTGGGGCTCACGATCGGTTCACCGACATCGGGAGCGACGAGCCGCTTCCCGGTGACGATCGTCGTCTCATTGCTGTAGTAGCCATCAGGGTCGCTGAGCTGCTCGACCGTCTGCGGGTTTGTCTCGACGAGCTCCCCGACCGTGAAGCGGTGGATCGGCTGATCTCCCTGGATGGGCCTTGGGACCGCCAGATACTTCCTCTTTCCCGAGCCGTCAGCCTTCTGCACGAGGTCAGCCGGGATCGACCGCATGAACGCCTCCATCGCTTCTCGGAGGGAGAGGGGCTCATCGCTAGGCTCAGCGGGTACGGCACAAGTCCTGGCGACAGCTCCGGGGACTAGCGAGTAGTACGCAAGCAGGCTCGACTCCGCATCACTGTGGATCTCAGTCGGGGCGCCCAGGTAGTCGCCCGAAGTGAACAGGTCTATCAGCAGCCCAGGGACCTCGCTGTACGGGTTACTGCCGAAGGCGCTGCTAGTCGGAGTGGCCTCGCTGCCGTTGCCGCCATTGCCCAGCTCCGGGTTGCCGTCAAATCCGATGTCGGTGTAGCCCGGAGGCCGGGTGATGGCTCGACCGCCGGCCACCTTCGCCACAGCCACGTCGGTTCGGCTGGGACCGCGCCACTCGAAGCCGTTGGATGCTGATCCGGCGGGCGCCGTGAATCGGACGCAAGTGCCGACCGGCCCTCGAGTCGGATCGTTGTTATTGAAGCAAGTAATAAAGGACCCGCTCGTCGCAGCTACGGAAACGACCCCGTCGGAGGTCGATTCGTACATCACGTCATAGACGAACTGATCGAACAGCGGCGACACCCAAGCGAAGATCGCAGTCGATATCGACCCGTAGGGGACGATCTCGATCCAGAGCTCGTCGCTCCCCAGGGACTGGACCCCTCCGAAGATGATCGGCATCCATCTGCCGACGTGATTCGGGTTCAGACCAAAACTCGGAGTCGTCGCGCCGGTCGGGCTCCACTTCGTGGTCGTGCTCGCGTAGGAGTAGTCAAGCCACTGGTCGACCGTAGAAGGCACCTGGGCCTGGGGCCAATTCCGCCAGGGGGGGATCACAGAGCCGACGTTAATCGTCATGCGGAACGAGTACGCGGACAGCTTGTCGGGGTCGCGGTCCCAGACTCCGTCCGCCATGACCTCCCAGCGGTCGATGTCGTCAGCATCCACCACGATTAGCCGAGCTTGCTGGCCCATCCAGCGCCCGTGTATCGCCATATCGCGGAGCGCACCGTCGTCGATGTTCGCGGTCGGCCCCTCGTCGCCGTCGCCCAGATCGACCGTCAGCGTGACCTCCGACATCGCCTGGATGGTCTGCTCCAGTGTTCCCAGGGTCTTATCAATCGAGCATCTAGATAGTCGCCCCTCGTAGGTCACGCGCCTAGAGGTGACAACCATCGAGCCGCCCACGACTTCCTCGATCGGGTAAACGGTCAGGGTCGGGCGCGCTGTAAACCCACTCCCCGCCCTGTTCTTCGGTCCGCACCAGCGGACCACTCGCTTCTCGCCGGTCGGGAGCCGGTAGTACCCTTCCACGAGATAGACGAGGCGGAGCGTCGGCTTCGCCCATTCGATCGGAAGCGCGACTGGGATCCCGACCATCTAGCGAACCTGCTGGACGACAAGCTCGCCGCTGATGAAGTCGCTCGCTGCGCCCGTGTAGTCGTCCTCGCTGTAGTCGCGCAGCGAGCACCAGAGCAGGAAGCCTTTGTCCGCCTCGTCGTCGGCATCATAGGTGCCGTCAGCGATCTGGTCCCATCGAAGCGACCAGACGATGCCCTTTGCTCTGCCGTTCCGAACGACCGCAGTCACCACGGAGCGATAGTCGCTCGAGGCCCAGGCGTCGAAGTTCAGCGGAGCTCGCCATCGCTGGAGCCCCTGCACCGGGTAATACGAGTTGACCCCAAATTCTGGGGTGTCATCGATGATGCCGTGCCCGCTGAGCTGCGTGATCTGACGACTCGTCGAGGTGTACTTGACCAGGGCCTTGAGAATCCCAACAGCGTGATACGCATCCTCATCGAAGTGACGCCAGGAGAACGCCCAATATCGGAAGGTCATCGTCGCCCCGCTGGCTCCCATCGCGACCTGGATCCGATTCTGCTCCTCGGCTGGCCGAGAGCTGAACGAGCGGTCGAGGCTCGCTGTCCCGTCCCAGGCTGCCCGGTCGGTCAGGCTCAGAATGCTGGCGTTGCCGTAGATCTTGACCGTCGAGAAGCTGGCGTCGTCACCGCCATCGAGAACCGTCGCGAGGAGGTCTATCGCCTTCGCAGAGCCCAAGTCGAAGACCACCCAGGTATCGCTGCTGTATCGCCGCTCCTGGGCGTTGTACGAGGTCCCTCCGGTCAGATCCGAGTTGTCGTACCCGAGCCACTCCCTGGCGTTGCTGGCCGTGTTCGTGCCAGTCGCCCAGAGCAGCGAGAAGGTGCCGCTCGCCTCGATGCGGAAGCGGCGGTCTGACAGGNAGCGAACCGTGTAGGTCAGGGAGGTCAGGGCCGACAAGTTGAGCGCAAGCTCGAGCCGATAGGCGATGTTGTCGCCATCCCCGAAAATGTGCGGGAGAAGGATGTTCAGCTCGCTGCCTGCCCCCTCCTTGAGGTCGATGTAGCGGCCCGAGTCGATGGAGAAGTACCCGTCCGTCTGCCACGTCACCCGAGGCCGGTCCTCCAGGGCATTCGAGAGGGGGGCTCCGATAGCCTCCCCGCTCGGGGGGAGGTGGACCGTCGTCCCGGAGAGCCCGAAGGCGTCGTCCATGAAAAAGGCAGTCAACGGCATCAGCGAGTCCCGTAGCGGATTCGGTCGGAGTAGCCCAGACCGCGCTCCGACGAGCGCACGAGGTGGCTGTCCACGGTGCGCCCCAGAGCGACCCCGTCCAGCTCGAGGACGGTATTCACCACGACCGGCTGCCCGCCACCGCCGCGCTGCTCGAGCATGCGGGAGATCGCAGCGGTCCCGACCGGGTCCAGGACCATCTCGTCGTTCCGCACTGCTAGCATCGTGTGCTGGTTCAGGCCAGCGGCTCGGAGAGCTCCCGGAGGCAGGCCGGCATCTGCGACTCCCGCGATGCTCTGCGCGACGATAGCTGCGATGGCAGCAACGCCGGTCGCCGTCGCGCCGACGATCGCCGGGATATTGTACGGGTAAGCCGCAGACGCATTGGCTGCTGAGATTGCGACGGCGAGGTTGACTCCCGCCTCCGCGAGTGCGGCTGTCTGCTGGATTGCGAACAGGACCTTGGCAGCCTGGGAAGCCTCCTTCGAATTCTCGCCATAGCTCGCTCGGACAGCCTCATTGATGATCTCAGTAAAAGCCACCAAGGAGTCGAGAATGGCGAAGGACGAGTCCGCGATGCTCTGCTGATACTCAGCCTGCATCCGCTCCAGCTCCTCGAAGTAGTAGGTCGCGTCTTCGAGATCCTCCTCCCGTGCGACTCGGAGGGCTTCGGCCTTCTCCTCCTCCTTCGATCGGAAGATCGCGACCTCCTCGTCGGCCGCCTCCTGCGTCAATCGAATCTGCTCCCGGAGGGAGTCCCAGAGGGAGTTGTACAGATCGGCGTTCGCCCCCGCCGCGACCTCGTCGAGGCGGTCTAGCTCGGCGACGAGATCCTCGACCGCGTGGAGGGCTCTCGCCCGGATCGCCTCCTCCCCCTCGAGGCCCATCGTCTCGATCGACCGCTGGAGGGANACNACGCTCCCCTCGGAGGCCGTCAGTTGGCGCGTAAGCTCTCGCGCCGCCTTCTCCGCCTCGGTCATCCCGGCGGCCGCTCCGGCCCTCGCTCCGGCGGCCTCTCCCGCCGCGCCGGCCGCTCCGAGATGCGCGAGCCGCTCCTCCCTCAGTCGCTCGACGTAGGCTCGGCCGATCCCGGCCTCCTCGCCTAGCTCGTCAACAGTCCGTCGAACGACTTCTCGCTGCCGGTCAACTCGGCCCTGCCAGAGGGCGATCATCTCCGCTTGGTAGGACCGGGAGACATCCATCCCCTCAAGTTGGGCGTCGGTCATCTCCTCCCAGGCCTCGAGATTGACCCGCATGCCCTCAAGCTCTTCGGCTCGGAGGCTGATCGCATCCCGGGTTGTTTCTAGGTGTTCCTCCCTACGCTTTTCAGCCGCATCCAGCCCCGTGATCGCCTCGGCGGCGAGCAGAGCACCTTCCGCGATGTCGACGAAGGTGGGCAGCCAGTATCGGGTCGCCTCCTGAACCATCCCGGCGAATGTTGTTTTCAGCCTGGTCAGGGCATCGTTGAGTTCTGCCGCTGCGACGGCGTCTTGCTGCGTCCACACGACGCCGAGCTCTTCGGACTCTGCGCGCATATCCTTGAGGCCGTCAGCCCCCTGGTTCAGCATGGGGATTAGCTCAGCGCCGCTCCGACCCATGAGGTCCATCGCGATCTGAGTCTTGAGCGTACCGTCCGCCATCCCAGCCATCGCTGCCGCGACATCAGGCAGGAGGTCTTCGACATCTCGAAGCGACCCATCTGCGTTCTGAAACTCGACACCGAGGCTCTTGAAGGCAGTAGCCGCGGCGCTAGTCGGGGAGCGCAGCGCGGCCCCCATGTTCTTCTGAAGCCGCTGGAGGCCCGAGATCAGGCCCTCTTGAGTCGTCCCAGCTAGCTCAGCTCCGAGCTTGTACGAAGAGAGTGCCTCGGTCGATACGCCGGTCTTCTGGGCAGTTTTCTCCAGCCAATCGCCGTAGTTGATGGCTGCTTTCATGGCGACAGCGGTCGCCGCCGCAACACCGGCCAGGACCCCCACCAGAGCCCGCTCCCGGCCCGTCAGGGTCTTAGTCGAATCGCCTAGATCATCAACAGCGCGGACCGCGCCCTTGCTGTCGCCGTTAATCTTGAGCACCCAGCCGTCAGCCATGCTCGCTACCCTACCACCGGACAATCACCGGGACTTCCGTGATGTTTCGGCTCGCCGTCGAGCTCGACTCGTTTCGTATGCAGCGAGGAGAGCGGCCTCTGAGTCAAGCACTGAAAACGCCTCGATGAGGTACGCAGGCTGAGCGGACAAGGACCCCTCGACTGGCAGACCTCCGACGAGGCGCCATGCTTCCCACAGTGCGATTGCTGACCAGTCGTCAGGGCTGACCAGGACGCGAGGGCAGACGTTCGATCTCCGGTCTTCATCGTGGATCCCAGCGGATCGCTCTCCGACGGGAGGCAGACGGACAGGGGTGCGCCAGCCTCTCGAGCTCCCGTCGCATCTTGTTCCCTCGCAGCTCCCGAAGAGTTTGCAGCCGTTCCAGCCCTCCCAGAGCTCGGATGTGATCGGGTCGGGCGCGGGATGGGCCGAGTAGTGGAGCGCGACCCTTAGCCTTTTCCCCGATCGCCGCCGAGCCCGCCTGCACGGACGATCTCCCCGAAGACTTCCTCGAGCAGGCCGCGATTCTCGAGGATGAACGAGACTCCCTCTGGGACGGAAACCTGAACGCCGTCGACCGTCAGGCTATTAACTGCGACGACGAGATCGCGGAGCATCTCCGACCGGAATTCGTCAACCTCGACCTCCCACGCCTGGAGGGCTTCGGGGTCTTCCTCCACCTTCTGGACGAGCCCCGGAGCCTGCATCGCGAGCCCCTTCCACCGAGCCATCCAGCCGACTGTCGGGGGCCTGTAGACCACTTCGCAGGGGTCCGCCTCTTCGCGGTTATCACCCCATTCGGGCGTGTACTTGCGGCGCTGCCACTTGCTGATTTCCATCGCTGTCCCCTCTCATGGACGCGGGTTTCTGTCGCGGCTTCTAGCCGAACATCAGGAGGATCTCGTCTGCTCCGCTCGAGGTGCCCTCGCACCGACCGGCGAGCTCCAGCGTGACCTCTTCGGCCCCGCGGTCCAGGGACAGATCCGTGGTCCGCATCCTGGGGGCGACCCATCCGAACATCGAGCCCTCCGCGGTACCCGACACGACCGCCACGCTGATCTGCTGGGAGCTGCCCCCCGCGACGTTCGTGGTCTGGAATGCCTGCATCAGCGCCACCATCGAGCTCGTCTTGAGTGTCCAGCCCGACAAGGTGGCGTTGATGTCGCGCTGGGTCAGCACGTAGCCGCCCACCTTGTACGTGTCGCCGTGGATATCCTCTCTCGTCGTCACCGCCATCCCGCAGTCGAGCGTGGCGCTGTTGACTTGAAGCGCAGTAGCGGTGGCGCTTCCGTAGGGGGCGAAGACAGCCTGCCCGCTCGTTGCGGGGACCGGAGCGCCGGCGAATGTGCCTGCCGGTTGGTACGGGGTGATGACGGTATCCGACGCTGCCCAGGTCGTTCCGGGATCGGACGTGCCGAGCTGCGCTCGAGTGACGGTCCACGACGTTCCCGAGATCGCAGTGACCTTGACCGTCTCGGCGGTCGTGCTCCCGCCGTCGCTCAGCGTCCAGTATGTATTGAGGGCATCACCAGCAGAGGCCAGGGCATCAGTGACGACCATCGTGACTGTCGATGTGGTGAGGTTCGTCGCGAGGGGCGTCTGGAAGAACCGATCGTGGCGACGAGCCGTTCCGCTGACGCTGAGCCGAGCGGCATCCTCGCCGCCCTGCGTGAAGGAGAAGCTCGACGGCATCCAGGAGCCGAGCCGGTCGGCCGAGTTGTTATTCAGCAACCACAGCACGAGGGCATCCTGTGCCGTGTCGCGGGTGTCGTTGGGCTTGTAGCCGATGGCCCCCTTGATGTTCGCGCCGGTCGCTGGGGCGAAGGTCAACGGGGGCTCGACGGTGATCTGGTCGCTGGGCGCGTAGATGCTGACGATCCGCCGCATCTCGTAGACCCCGGAGCCGGTCACCGTGTCTTCTACGATGATGGCGTCCCCGTTCGCGAAGCCCGAGACACTTGAGCAGTCCAGGACGTGCGCCGTGCTGGAGGCCCCGCTCGTCGTCGTCGTCGCACTGCGATCGATCTTCGTCCAGCCGGCGGTCGTCAGGAGCTCGTCGATGTCGGGAGCCGTGGTCCGTGTGCCGCTCGGCATCACGTAGCCGTCGAGACTTCCCTCTGCGGTCCTCTTCTGCTGGATGCCAGGGACCGCAGTCGCCGTCCCGAACTTATCCTCCCGAGGGTTGTACGCGATGGTCCCGCCGGCCGAGCCGGTGATAGCCCGGATGGCGTCTGCCGTTTCGGGGTAGCTCTCGCCCGCGGTGTCGCTGATCTTGAACTTAGCCTGGGCCGCGACGAAGGCTGTCAGGTCGCGTCCGATGTCCACCTTCGGTCCGGTCATCTCTAATACTCCTCGGAGGTAACGACCGTTACCTCAGTCATAAGCGCCACGTTCGGGGCCGTGATCGACGGGTCCGACCCTGGGATCTGACCCGCCACGCTCGCCCGTATGATGCCGCTCGCGTTGTTCAGCGTCCAGCCCTGCCTACCTCGCGGCGTGCGCCGCTGGAATAGCGTCTTGAGTGCGTCGCCATATCGCCAGAGCGCAGTCACCACGTCGACCTCATCCCCGGCGATCCCGGCGTCCAGGACGACAAGCCCCATCGTGAAGGTCGTCGAATAGAAGCGCGAGTTCGGCTCCTGCTCCGCGCTGGAGCTCGAGATGACGATCGACAGATACGGGAAGCTCGTGGCTTGGGAGGCGCGGTGATACCAGCGCTCCACGATGGCGATGTCCGGGAGCTCCGCGGTCGTGATGCTCAAGTCGGAGCGCATCGCCGCTAGCGTCTCAGCGTTCAGCCCGGTCGAGCCGTCCGTCAGGAAGGCATAGAGCGCGTCCATCGCTCGCTCTGTGAAGGTCGCCACGGCTATCTCGTCTTCAGGCTAAGGACGCCCCGAGTCAGGAGGGACGGGTTCCTGCCCTCGGCGAACGGATCATCCACCCCGAATGCCTGTTTTCGCGCCTTGATGATGTTGATTTGGGCGAGCTGGGCGATAGCGGTGCCAAGGGGGACAGAGCCCCCGTCCGCGGCGATGTCCGTGACCTTCTTCGTGTGGATGGTCGGGTCGTAGCGGACCGGAGGTCGTGGCTCTCGCTGGTGACGGTATGCAGGCCCCTGGGCTCGAGCGTGGGCGACCCCGTACTTCCCGACCTTGCTGCTACTGTCCAGGCCGACCGTCAGGCTATGGCTGGACACCTTGCGGACGGAACCCTCCGGTGTCCCGGTGCCAGTCAGGGCCTCGCGAAGGACGCCCCTTGCTGTCAGGATCGGACGCCCCGGGTAGTTCCAGTCCTTCCAGGCTTCGTACTTTTCCGAGAGTTCATGGAACTCTTTTCCGGTAGCTCGGCCCTCGGTGTCGAAGTGTCGCTCCTCGTGCTTTCGGAAGAGGGTAACCACGTCTCGAAAGACGGGGCGCCAGTCCTTGAGGAGCTTCGCCCAATTCTCGAAGCCAGCCTGAATGGTCGGCGCATCGGGCTCGAACTCGAGATCGAATCGGACGCCAACGCTGCTCACAGGTCCGACCCGTCATCGAAGATCGGGGGGGCGGCGTAAGGCACATCAGGCCCCCCAGGGGTGGAGTCCCACTCGGGGTTCTTCGCGCGGAGCCAGTGGCTCGAAGCTCGACTATCTGCCGAACCGTCGGCCTCCGAAGCGCCGTTATCCAGCAGCGCCATCCGGTTCCACGGCAGGCCGTCGAATGCTTCCTTGGCCTCTCGTAGTAGCTGCTGGGCCGTACTCTCAGCGCCAGATCCGATGCTGCCCTTCGCCAGGAGGAGCTCGCCCGAAGTCAACAGCATCTCGACTCGCTTCGCCCAGCCTTCAGCGAGACTCGAGGCCGTGACGGTGTCGGATAGGCTATTGCGCCGGAGCTCCAGGCGAACCCGATCGTAGGCTCGAGCCCAGATAATGGTCGCCTGGGCGGACGTGGGAGTCGTCGAGCTGCTCAGAGTGCCGAGCTGCGGGGCCATCGAGGTAGCGTCAGCGATGGTCGAGTTGTACGCCACCGCCTAGCTCTCCTCTGGCTTCGCCTTCGTCTTCTTCTTCGGCTTCGGCAGAGCAGCGGCGCCGCGAGCCATCAGCTTCGCGCCGCTATGCTCCGTGCTCTCGAACTCCTGGCCGACTGCGATCTTCTCGCCGCCGATGGAGAGCGGAGCCAGGGCGACCAGCTTCACCTGTCGCTCGCCTTCGGTGCCTTCTTCTTCGCCGGGGCTGCCTTCTTCGCCGGGGCCTTGACGACCTCGACGCATCCGTCAGTCAGCAGATCGGCGCAGTCGCCGTCGAGATCCACGACCGAGCCTTCACGGTGGATGACTCCACCGATGGAGAGGGCTCGACCGGGGAGGACTCGAAGCTTCATCTAGCTGACCACGGTGCTGTAGAGATAGCCGGACTTCGCATTCGTGACGACGCGGTCCTCGAGCCAGCTCACCAGCATCACCTCGGAGCGGGGCTCCTCGCGGTAGCGCTCGACGCGACCGGCCTGACGGCCAGCCATCGAGAAGCATGCACCGACGCCGTGCGGGGTCAGCGGACGCGGGCTGTCCACCTTGTGGTAGACGAGGGCGAACTTGCCCCAGATGTCCGCCATCGTGGCAGTCGCGCCCTCGACCGCGGTGTTCGCGACCGCGCGACCGACGATGATGTCCTTGATGCCGAGCACGCTCGCCACCGTGGCCTCATCCAGGGTCTTCGCACCAGCGACGACCGACTTGTAAAAGTCAGTCAAGGCGGTGTTCTTGCGGAGAGCCTCCCAGACCTTCGCGCCGACCAGGAGGGAAGTCTCGCTGCGCGGGACGCCCGTGTTCTGCCGGATGCTCTCGACAGCCGAATCCACCTGGGACAGCGGGTCCGAGGATGCGTTGTCCCAGCGGTCGCCGCCCGACAGGGCAGCGGTGTAGCCCGAGAAGGTCGTGGTCGAGAAGAGCAAGCTCGCGAAGTCGCGCTCCCGCTCGATCATCGCGGCGTTCCACGCGATCTCAGTCGCCGCCATGCGGAGGTCGAGGCCGTCACTGCCCGCGAACTCGCGGTCGATGTCGTCCACGGGGGCCTCGATGCCGTACTCATCGAGCTCGAAGAGAGCGCTGGATGACACGTCGGTCGTGACGCGGCGGAAGTCGGCGCCGCTCGTGCGGAGCAGACCGTAGCCCGGCGAGGCGTAGCTGAAGCCCGGCTCGACGGTGTAGTACTTGCCGCGAGGATGGTTGACGGTCGAGGTCGGGAGCGCCTCCGAGGCGACATACATTTTGTTCGTGTTCTGGAGGAGCAGCGAGTACCGCGAGAGGATGCGGTCGATGCCGAGAGAGGATCGGTTTGGCATTTTCTAGTCCCTATGCGGTGTAGGTGTGCGGCAGGATGGCGACGGTGAAGATATCGCCATCTGCCCCGGCTGCGTCGAGGGCGATGCCGACGCAGAAGTCATCAGCGGTAGTCGTCGCGACACCCTTCCCGTCGCTCTCGGTGCAGACGGCAGCCCCGGCCGAGATGGCGGCGCCGGCTTCGAGCTTGGCGATTCCGCCCATTTGGACGGAGACGGCGTCGCCCGAGGCGCTGCCCACGTTGTCGGTCAGGATTCCGATCGGTCGCTGGGCCGGGGTCGATGCGGCGGCGCAGCGGGTGACGGTGTCAGCGGCAGACACGTAGACGAGACGGTAAGGGGTCGACGAGTAGTCGGCGGCCGAGATGAACGTCGCGACGATTGTCGGGATTGCAGAGGCCATCGGTTCAGTTCTCCTGCGTGTAGAGGTTGCCGCCGAGCTGGACGCGGGCGCGGTCCCAGGCTTCAGCCTCGGACAGCCCCTCGGTCCTGGCCGAGTCGAGCATGGAGAGGAAGCTGTCGTGCGGAGCCACTGCATCGGGCTCGCTGGCCTCGACCTGGGCAGACTCGCGAGTGACGGGAAGCCGCCCCTCCGCGAACAGGCGGTTCGCCTTGTCCTCTCCCAGGGTGCTGAGCACCGACCAGTAGTCGTCGCGCTCAGTGGGGGCGATGCGACCAGCGGAGCAGGCAGCGTCGAGGATGCGCGTCTTCTCGCGGTCCTCCAGGGCGACCGTCTTCTCTCGGAATGCCTCGAGATCGGTCGTCGCCGTTTCGAGCGCCTCAGTCAGGGTCGCGACCTTGCCGGCGTCAGCCTGAAGTCGCTTGATCTCTGCGAGGAGCTCTGCTCCATCCGCGGGAAGTCCGGTGGCTTCAGCGAGCCGAACCAGGATGTCCTTCATCTTTCGCTCCTCGTTGTTGGATGCAGCATCAGAGAGACACACTCGCAATGGAGCGCCCCTCTCTGTTGCTGCGACCGTATCAGATACCGACGGGGCCTGCATACCAGGAATCATCGGCGAGTTTGTCAAGGTGGCTCCCACCAGGGTCCAGGCGTTGATGGGCTCCCCGGTCAGCTTCGAGGTCGCGGAGGTTGGTGGGATGAGCTCAGCGGAGATCGCCGCGAACTCGCCAGATGCCACTCGGCGAGCCCCCTCGTCTGTCCATGCGAAGAGCCCCCAGAGGGACAGCCCGCCGTGCGGGCTCTCCCGCACCTCGACCTGTTCGATCCGAGCTGCGGCCTTCGTGCTCTCAGCGTCCCGAGCTCCGAAGGCGCTGGCGTGATTGAAGCCGACCGGAGGGCCTCCGTTGAACCAAGACTCTGTGAGCACGACCTCGAAGCTCGAGGCCATCTGGAGGATGTCTTCCCTGGTCAGCTCCACCTTTCGCGGCTTCGGTCCCGTGTTCCCGTAGAAGGTGCCGGAGCGAACGATCTCGACGTAGCTCCGAAGTCCTGGGCCAGCCAGGGCTTCGATCTGGAATCCTGGAAGAGATCGCGGAGCACCCCAGAAGCCAGGAGCCTCTGAGAGGTCCTCCCCCTCGTTCTCGTCCCGCAGCATCTTCCGCGCCTTCTCCTGGATCGCCCTGGCCCGCTCGCCGGTCAGGCCGGGAGCAGTGCTCTGCGGGATCCTGGCGATAGCGTTCCGAAGATGCGGAAGGTCGATCTCCCCGTCAGCGTCCCGATATGGGAAGTATCGGAGGGATCGGGGCTTCGTCTTGCCCTCCTCGTCCTTCTCGCCGCCTGGGCCGACGTAGAGGAATGCCGAATCCGGGAGCGTGTTGATGAACGCTGCCGTCCACTCCGCGTATTTCTCAGCAGTGTCTGCCATCACTCCCACCGCCTCCTCGATGCTGGCCTTGAGGTTGACCGACCCGAGCCAGGACCGGAACTCATCGACCGTGAGCTTCCCCGCGTCAGCTCGGATGCTCTGGGCTTCAGAGCTGCCGTCCTCGCGGATCCCGTAGATGACGGAGATGCCCTCCGGCGCTCCTGGCAGCGTGCCCCGGCGGAAGCTGACGAAGCCGTCAGGGTCTTCCTGTCGAGCGGCGTGTTCGTTCGGGAGGGGCATCGCCCAGAGCCTTCCACCGTCCCCGACATCCGTCAACCCTGCTTCGGGACGAAGAGGATTAGGCAGTTGCACATATCGCCGCCGAGACACTCCGGGTTCGGGGTGGCGTAGTCGTCGAGCTTGCTGATGGGGAACTCAGCGCCGTCCTTGATCTCGCAGGCGGGACAGGTGTTCGACTCCAACATAGTGGAATAGATCCCATATTCGACATCCTCGGCTCGAGCCTCCTGGATGCGACCGACCCCGAACACGGTATTCACGTCGCGCTGAGCCTGGACAAGATCCTGCCCGATCGAGAGCCCCGCGAGCGATGCCCGAACGATCTCTACGATGTCCTCGCCTTCGATCTCGCCTCCGAGGCTCGCAGCCTGGACCGCCGTCATCGAGTCGTTCTTGATCCGGTCAGCAGCCCGGTCGGCCGTCGTTTCCGCGATGGCCCGGATCATCTTCTCCGGGTCGATGTCGTCAGCGAGCGACTCGCCGTCAGCCTTCGGCTTCGGTGCCCGGACCTTCCGACGCTTGACCGGCTTCTTCGGGAGCTTCGCGAGTAGCTCCGTCAGAGCCACCAGCATCCCGGGGCGCGGCTTCGAGCATCCGCAGCCGGGGAGCCGGAGCTGTCCCGCCAGGGCCTCGCCCTCGACGATGACCTCATCCCGCGTGACCTCGACCTCTCCCTCTGCGATCTTCTGGGCGAGCTCCGGGTCTGCCTCGATGCGCTCCACCTCGGAGCGGACAGCTTCCCGCCCAGCTCGATAGGCTCGACGGAGCTCGACCTGTAGAACCTGGACGAGCTTGCCCTGGTCTGGCACCTGGACCGTGCGCATCTTCCCCAGGTCGCCAGCCTTCGCCAGGCGGTCGGCGTAGATAGGGGCGATGGCGTCACGCCACGTCTTGACGGTATGAGCGACTGCTTCCTTCGTGCCGACCATCGGGGCGAGAGTCTCATCGAGCCGAACGACCGTTTCCTCTGGGCGGAGCTCCCGCCCGTTCCTGGCGAGTCGCGGCCCCTGTAGCTCGTTGATGACGAGCCTGTCTGCCATCGCCTCGAGGCCCTTCGCATCCTCTTCGATCTTCTCGTCCTGCTCGTCCGTCGTTTCCTTCTGCTCCTTGCGGGTCGCGGGAGTCGGTGGGCTGGGCGGGGGCTCTCCCGGCTCGACCTCGATCGGGGCGTTCGCCTGGGGAGGGGTGCCGTCGGTGACCTCCGGGAGTCCCAGAGCTGACCGAACGGAGTCCTCGATCTGACGATCCGGCATCAGCACGCCGGCCTCTGTTGCTGCCTTGATCGCCTTGACCAGCTTGTCGGGATCTCCGATCGAGATCGCTCCTGGCGAGAGATACGGATAGGCATTCACCCCATCGTAGTTCATCGAAACAAGACGCTTGATGAGCGAGTTCGGACCATCAGAGAGCAGCGCGGCGAGTCCGTCCGCGCAAGTCTGAAGCGCCATCTGGAAGAAATCTTGATGACCCTTGACCAGGGCATAGGCGCCCCCGGCTCCGGGCTCGCCAGTGAACAGGAACGGAGCCAGGGCGCTCCGCGCCATATCCATCCCGGCAGCTCGACGCGCCTCCCGGATGTCCGTGCCCTTCATCGGGAAGTCAGCGAACTTGAGCGAGTAGCCAGGAGGGAAGCTCGCCCAGGCTCGAGCGCCGGTCCTGAGCTCTCGAAGGATCTCGTTGACCGTCGCGCTGTCTCCTGTCCTGGCTGCGGGGTCCACCTCGACGTATGGGATCCCGAAGGCGCCCCGCTCGTAGCCGGTGGCCTCGAGCTTGAGGTACAGGCGCCTGCTCTTCCAGCCGCCATAGCAGGGCCGAAGGATGCTGGTGCCCTCCGGGTCGTCACCGGCTGGATCCCAGGCGAAGTGCAGGAGCTTGTCTGGCCCGAAGGCGGTCGTCGAGTAGTCTGCGAGGCTCCGTCCCACGTCAGGGTCGCCCGTGTACGCCTGCTGTATGCAGCCCCATCGCCCGTCCGGGTAGCGGCCCCACTCGTAGATCGTTCGAGGAAGCATCGGAGAGAGCTCATCTAGTCGGATCTTCCCGATCGACTTGTCGAACTTGAAGACGATCTCGAAGAGCGAGAAGCCTCGCCAGACTGCGGTCACTGCCTGCTCGATGAAGGCATAGAAGCCTCCACGCATGTACTCCCAGAGGTTCGCCTGGACGAACTCAGCGAGCTCGAGCGCCGGTCGGTCGTCGCCGTTCGGCTCGACGGTCCAGGCCGACCGCATGATCGGCAGGGTCCACGCTGCGGTGATCGCCTTGATAACCGGATCCTCGAGGCGCATCTGGTCATAGATGCCGACGTATCCCAGGTCACCCCGAAGGTCTGAGGGCCGGAGCTTCCGGTTCGAGTCCATGTCCACGACGCCCGCCGATGGCAGGGTGCCGACGTAGGACGACTGGCGCCGGAGCTCGCTCGCTCCAGAGCTGCCAGGAGAGAACGAGGAAGACAGGCTCTCGAGCCCGCTGGGGTAGATGGCGATGGGGCGCCCCTGGCGGGCCGCATGCTCTGCGTGCTCTCTCGTAACGAAGAGCGATCCCAGCTTTGCCCAGGGAGTCTCAGGCATCAGAAGTCCTCCAGGTCGATGGAGCCCCCACCGTAACCGAAGGCGCCTGTCGAGTCAGCAGGCTCATTCAGCGCGCTGATGTCGGGAGCGTCGAGCACCCCGTGCCTAGTGACGATCATGTAGCGCAGGCTGTCGCAGGCATGGTCATGCACTCCATCTTTTTTCGGCACGTTCGCATGAGCTCGACCGCGGGGGTAGGCGTACCCCATTAGCGAGCCATGAATGCCGACAGCGCCGCCGGGGTATCGGCTCGTCCTCTCGCCGTCAGTCAGTCTCC